TCAAAGAAAACGTCGGCAGGTGTGCCGTCTGTGGTGTATGAACGAACAAACAAATAGTCTTGTCCATTTGTCGGGGCGTTTGCGCCCGCCGCCTCGATCCGCATCGCTGATCCAGAAGCTATTGTCGCGTCGTCAGCGGTTGACACCCTCAAATAATAGTTGTCGTTGTGGTGGTAGCCGCTTATCGTGCCCCTGGCAATAATCAAATATTTGGTGTTAGCCGCTAGTGATGCACCAGATATTTTGCAGGTGTTGGTAGGTTCAGCCCACGACGCCGCCGTCACCGTCGACAGTGTGGACTGAGATGCGTAAAAATGGTTTAGTTCGGCCATTAGGCAACCGTCGCGGTTCCGTCGCCTTCATGCTGATGAATCGACCCGACCGGTATCGTCCAGCCCCGCTGTGTTATCAGGGCACGACGGGCGTCAGACCGCACACCACTGGTTTGCTGCTTCGACCAGGCAGCCTGAAACGTGGCAGCCGTGTACCCGCCGGGCAGGCCGTTGATGATGGTTTCGGCTACGGCCTGCCAGTTACCCCACACCGTTTCGACCTGTGGGCCAGGCCGAATATCGTCTGCCACCAACGCAGTGTCAACGTCCAGGTCGGTGACTGTGTCGCCAACGATTACGTCGAACGCGATTTTGAGTAGCACCAACGGTGTCTCAGCAATCACCCCCGCCGCGAACGTATGCCGAAACTCAGACTTCACACCAGTCGAGTATTCGTACACGTCGACAACAAGTTCCCATGAGGAACCGACCAGCACACCCTTCGGATATACCTGCAAGGTGCGTGCCATCGAAACGCCTTTCTAATAGAGGCTCAGGCGTTGTTATCGGTGATGGTGAACGACGTAATCGACACGTTCGCCGTCGCCGTAATGACGTTGTTGTTGAGAACAAGGTCTTCTGATCCTGTTCCAACAGTGCCGTCCATGATATGGGTTGCGCCACCGGAACTGTTGATACGAAACCAGGTTGCTGTTCCACCCGTCGCCGACGTGTCATCAGTGATAGCCGACAACGTAAGCACACCACCAGAAGCGCCCAAAGCGAACTGGGTAGCGTTACCCGTCAACGTGGCAACCTCAGTAGTCGCAGAACCACCAGTAGCCGGCTGCGTGCCGTCATACAGGATGATTTGTGCGGACGTACCAGCCAAGGCGGTGATCTCGTCCAGCTTGTTGTTGCGTAACGTTACATTATATCCCAAACTCATTTTGGGGGTGTCCTTTCAATCAGGGTCTGGGTCGAGGCCCAGGATGGTCAATCGTTCTTGTACTGGCAGTTTGAAAAAATCATCAGGTAAATCGGTGCGTAGGGCGGCAGCCTGGTTGATTAGTTGGATTGTTTCGTCCGACGTAACCGAACCCCTAGCCTGCACCGACGCCGGAGCCTCTTGCGCTTTGCTCATACTGGCACCGTCACATATTCGACAGCCACAAACACCGACGTCGCAGCAGACGACGTGTAACACAGGGCAGCGTTCTCCCCACACTCATACACGATACGATCAGACGACTCCGAATGAGTGGACGTGGCAGGCAGGTAGACGATACGACGTGCCGCGCCCGCTGCTAAACCGTCAGTGGTTTCGGTTACCGTCAACGTGGAGTCACCACCCGTCAATGATCCGGTACCTGACACCGCAAAGTTTTTGACCGGGGTGTCAATAGTGATCACCCACGGTGTGCCAACCGCGCCCGTTCCGGTCACGGTCGCAGTGGTCACATTCGCCAACAGTTCGACAGCCGTTTCGACGGTGGCGGCCGAATCGTTCCAGTTGAGGGCCCCCGTCGTTTCCGTATCGTAGGTGAGAGTGAACGTGCCACCCGTAGACGTGCCACGATCAACGGTGGTGACTTCTTTCACAGCGACAATCCCATCGGACGACAGGGTCACGGTTTGTGCTCCCAACGACGACACGAACAACGCTTCAACCTGCGTCTTGTATCCAACGCCGGGCGCGGCAACGAGGATCGTGTCGGTTTGTGCGGTGGCGACACTAGATGATGCTTGGGGCATGTGCTGTACCTTTCATTTCCCGACCGACCTTACGAACATTTCGTAGATTTGGCCGGTCTCGTCATGGTCATCAACAGTCGAGTTGTACACGTCGAACACGACCTGAGCTCCACCCGACAACGTGCATGTGACCGGTTCCATCAGACCGCCTTGGCTTTGGACACGGACCGTTTCTCACCCGGTCCAGCAGTAGCCGATTCCACGACACCGTCACCAGCAAAGTCGACGACACGAAACGCGTCCTCAATCATTGCCTTACCCAGCGCCTTGACTTCGTCGTATGAGTAACCGACGGAGCCGTCGAGGCCGACCCGGTCGGGTGCGAACACCTGATTGTATCCGCCGGCTTGTGTCGCCATCGGATGTTTCGGTATGTACCGTTTTGCCATTGCGTCTCCTTGTTTGGTTTGGGGTGCCGACCGTGGGAGTACGGTCGGCACCCTTCAACCATTGTTATGCGGTGACCGCAAAGTTACGGGTTGGTGTCCCGGTGATCACCATTTCGATAGTCACAAAGTCCGGGTCGTTACGACCAGGGTTACCATCTGCGACTACCAACACAGTGGCCGGGAAAATGTCCACCACGTCTGCGATAGCGAACGTGCCGGCCGTTGCCAACCCTTTACGGGCTAACACCAGGAACCCGGCTGTGTCTTCCGCCAAAGCGGTCAACGCTGTCTCAGTTCCGGTGTCACGCAACAACTCGACCGATGCCACGTCTCCACCGCGGGTACCGACCTGTCTCGCCTCAAACTTCGAGTCCAAGGTTGCCACGTCAATCGTGTTCCCTGACCGGGGGATGTCCGGGAGGGTTCGGATTGACGGGGTCAGGTCAACACCTGCGTTCAGTTCGGTTGCTGTTGGCGCTCCAGCCACCGCGATGGTGGTTACCCATACGGCTTCGGAGCGTCCTGCTGGACCGTATTTAGCCATTAGGAGGTCCTCACCTCAAGCAACGCAAACGCTGCGTCGTTGACCGAATCGGCACCCACCCGGTAGGAGGCGTACCAACCGGAAGAACCGGAAGGCCGGTTCGACGTGGTGTGGAACAGGTGCGGAATGAAATCGACGGTCACACCAATGCGGTCTGCAATGACGTAGTTGTCGAAGTCACCGAACACGGCAATGAACTCGCCAGCCGCGACGGTCGATGACATGGCTTCCGCCTCGTACAACGGACGACCCAACAGTTGCTGTGGTTGTCCTTCACCCAGTCGGGCCAACAGTCCGGCACCACCAGCAGTATCGAACTGGCGGATCAGGTTGATGACTAACCGGTTCATCAGCCACGAACCGTTACCGGCATACCGTGAAGCTGGGGTTCCGTCGATGGTGTACACGTCGGGCAACGTGAACGTTCCGATACCGGCACCGGTCGTACCAGCACCCGATAGGGCTGTGACAATTCCGATCGGTTCGGTTGATCCTCCACCGGTAGCGAACGCCGTGTTCTCCAGGGTGTCCTTACCGAATGCCAGGAGGCGTCCGACTTCCTGAGCGACGTTCGCTTCGTCCTGCAACGCTTCCCGGCTGATCGGTACGAAACCGGCAGCCTTGTAAATGGGAATGGTCGGCTGAGCAAACGTGGTCGTGTCGTCTGACACTTCAGCGGCTTGAGCGTCCCACGACCAGGACACGGCACCCGAGCTGACACCGTTCCACACGTCACCGGTGGCGATGACCTGACGGGCCGCCTGCCGGATCTGGTTGCGTGAACCGTCACTGGTGATGATGACGGTCGGGTCCAACTGGAACGGCACCAAATATCCACCGGCCGAGTCGGTCAGTGACATGGCACGTACCGCGTCTACTGCGGCTCGTTCTTTCGCAGTGAACTCTGACTCCCTGCCTTTGGACGCTTTCACGAACGCCGACACGTAAGCCGGGTTCGACGTACGCAACGCCAGCTTTGACAGGTCGCCCCGGTCGTTGTCGTTCTCAGCGATGATCTTCGTCATTGCCTCACGGCGATGGTCGTTGGTGCCGACCATCTTCTCGATTGCCGAGTAGGCGCGTGACTGATATTCGGACCCGATCTCGTTTTGGGTTTTGCCCCACGTGCGCATTTCAGATTCGTCATGCGGATTGTGGAACGTTGAACCGCCACGTACCGAGTCTGGTTCGCCGAACGGGTCATCATCGAGTTCACGGGCCGAATGGCTGCGTTGTGAGGCGAGCGGCCGGTTGGTGGCCGTGTCAACCCTTGCGATCAAAGCACGGCGTTCCTGCTTTTTGCGGTGGTCGTCGAGCTCGTCGAACTCTGAGCGGAGTTCTTCAAGGTACGTGTCGTCCTCGGTGGTGAGCTGGTCTTTCTTAGCTACACGCCGGATTTCGTCGGCGATGTCGCCCATACGGTTGGCAGTCGCGACGGGGGACAGTTCTGTGGCGCGTGGTTTTTCCACGTCTTCGATTTCGTTTTCAGCCATGAGGCTTCCTTTCGGTTACAAGGAAGCGCGTATTGCGGCTGCGGTGAGACGGTCCATGCGGGCCGCTTCAAGCAAAAGCCTTTCGCGCTTTTCGTTTCCGACAGGTGCCTGTTGGGGCGGCGTGTCGTTTGCCTCCACAGAGGTGCCTGTTGGGGCGGCGTCTGTGTCGGCGGGGAATGTGAGAAGTCTGGCGAGGTCAGCAAGGACCGTGTCGTCTTTGAGCAGTTCCGACAGTTGCGCTGACCTGACTGACACGGCGGTGTCAGCGTACGCGGGGAACACGACGGGGCCGAGCTCGTGAACTTTGACCTCTTTGATGGTGCGCCGTTCGACCGGGCCGGTCGTGTCCCATTCGTCGCGGACCACCTGAAAGCGGAAGGACATACCGCCGATACCACCAGATTCGATGGCGTCCCTGACGGGTTTGACCAGCCAGTTATCGGACAGGCGGGCCCGCACAAACAACCCTTTGTCGTCCTCACGGATGTGGGAGATGGCACCGAGGGGGATGGACCCGACCATTGGGTGTTGCCCGTGGTCGAACTGCAACACGGGCATTCTTTCCGAGATGGATTTGGCGAACGCACCCCGGCTGATGGTCTCGTCGAACGTTCCCTCCCACGAATCAATTCTTGTGGGGGAGTCAAACACGGCGGCGTACCCTTCCAACGTGAGACCGTCGTCGGTGCCTGCGGTTCGGGTGGTTCTGAACTCGAACGTTCTCGATTGTGGTGTTGCGACCGTGACGGTGCGTTCTTCCATGTCACCCATTGTACCGTTGACCTCCACGAATAACCATCATCCGACCATTTCCGCGGGCATCTCATCGTCGGCTGGGGTGTCTGTTGGGGTGTCCGGCTTCGAATCGGGCC